CTACCTGGGTACCCTGAAGAGCAAAAAGCGTTTGGAATAGGCTGGCGGCGTCTAGGGATACGATACCCTCTACGGCTAGTTTCCAAGTCTTTTCTACGTTGGTCTCGCAGAAAGTACGAACGCCGTTAGCGGCGTCTTCTGGGGTTAGGGTGATCTTAGTAGCGTCGCAAGACATTTCGTCGCCGTCTACTAAGAATTTGATGTTACGTGCGATTAGGCGGTTTGAAGCTGCCATTTTGGTTACCTTTCTACGGGTGTTAGGTTTATTGCTAGTTCTAGCGTTGCTGTTGCCGATAGGTATTCTGCGTTACCTGTCGTTAGACCTGTAGGCGCTGAAATACTTACCAAGCGGGCGTAAGACGGTAGAGCGTCAATTAGATCAACTACTAGAGCGTCTAAATTTTCCTCTACCATTTGGTTCCCAGCGGTCGCGGCGATTAGGTCGGCTTCTAGGTTTAGCTGCCATTCTTTCGCGCCTAAAACGCTTGGGCTTAGGTAAGTACCGCCTGGTCGAATTACAACAATAGGCGGGGTAATACGTTCGGGAATGTACGCGACCGTTTCGACGGTAAGCCCAGCTAATACTAGATCGGCTACGAAGTCGTTTTTAGTCGCGGTTAGTTCGTTCATTAGACGGCGTCGCCTAGAAAGTCGCGTAGTTCCGCGTAAACGCTGGTCATAGTGTCTTTAGCTAGGCGGTAAGCTGCCCCGTCGAAACTTGCGAATTGTGTAACGCCGCCTGGGGCTGCCCTACGGTGATACCATTCGCTAGCTACTGCGAGAATAGCTAAGTCTTTTAGAGCGTCGGGTACGGTAGTAACTTCGCCTATGCGCTGTTCCACGCGGGCAGTTCCTACGGCTAGGCAACGGTCGATAAACTCGCTGTCTTCCTTAGTTCCTACGTACTCGCGGAATTGTTCTACCGTAACCGACACTTCTAAAATACTTTCGGTCTACTAGGCGGTTACGTCTAGCTTTACGATTGCGTCTGCCCAAGTAGCGGCGGCGGCTACGTACCCGTAAACGCCTACGTACTCAGTAAGCGATTTCTCGCTTGATTGGGTTAGTTGTAGCGGTGCGCCGGTGCTTTCCCAAACGGTAATAGCTGCGCTGTTTGCTAGGTAGCAAGATCCGGTAGCTAGGCTGAAGTCGGTAATAATGCGAATACCGCCGAATACCGAACCGCTTAGAGCTGGTACTGATCCCGAACCAATGTTGTTTACGCCCGCGCCGTCAATGTTGATAATTGGGCGACCGTCGCTAGCAACTGTCTTAATTAGTAGGGTGTAAACGTCTGGCGAAACCAATAGGAATTCTGCCTGTAGTCCGGTCTTCTCACCAATGTAAGCTGCGCCGCCGGTGATACCCTCGATAATCGAAGCGGCGGTTCCGCCGTCTGCGTCGAAAGTCTTGCCGGTGTATGAAAGACCCGTAACTACGGCGGTAGCCTTAGCGTTGGTTGCCTTTGCGTAGTTGATTGCTAGAGCCTGGAATACCGTGTCTAGGTAAGCGACGCTTGAGCGTTCGACGGTCTGGCGCGACATTTCTGAACCGCCGCCTACGGTTACGACGTTAGCCGAAGCTGAACCGATTTCTAAGTTGCCTAGAGCTAGTGCGCCGTTTTCTGCGCTCTGGTCTTCTACTAGGGTGTCGTTAGCGGTGATCTTAGCGTACTCAACGGTTAGCCCTGCTTCTGGTAGAGCTGCGCGGGTGAATGCGTTTAGGGTTGGGCGGTTGTTGGCTACTAGGGTGTTTACGAAACCAACGAAGCCCGGGGCTGCGTAGGTGTCTGCCGAAGTTGCGGCTGCGTATACGCGCATTAGGGTCTGCGCGTCTTCGTCGCCCTTAGCGAAAGCCTGGGCGTACTCACCGAACGAACGGAATTTTACTGCTGGGTTAGCGGCTGGTACCGCTGGGTTTGCGATTGCTTCGTACTTACGTTCTAGGGTTTCTAGTCCGTCTTTTACCGAAGCAACTTCTAGAGATAGGTCTTCCATTACGGTACCTTCGCTTTCTGTTTGGTTGTTGTTTTCTGGGGTTCCCGAAGCTTCGCTTTCGCGTACTTCGGTGATCTTCGCCGCGCTGTAGGCGGGTAGGGGTACGATAGAAATTTCAACGGCTTCTACCTTTGTACGGGTGATTACGTTGCCGTCTACCGTCTGTTCGATTGGCTTGAAGCCGATAGACATTTTCTTTAGTACGCCGTCGCGCATTAGCGTTAGGGTTTCGTTGCCTAGCTGGGTGTCGCTGATCCTGCCCGATACTAGAAAGCCGTCGGCGGTGTCTTCGCCGCGGGTGATTTTACCGATTGGGGTTTCGTGTCCGTAAAATACCATAGTGTCGGTAATGCTTTCGATCGCGCCCGGTGCGAAACGTTCTAAGTAACGCCCCCCAATGTTAGCGGTTTCGTTGTATGGTACTGCGATACCTGTAAACGTGCGTTCTTCGGCGTTATCTACGCGTAGCTCTAGTTCGCGGGTTTCGATTTCGGTCATTATGCTATGCCCTCTTTCTTTCTAACTTCGTCTACGGTTAGGAATGCTTCGCCGTTTAGGGCTGTTGCGTACATACGGTAACGGCTTTCCTGGTCGGCTGCGAATAGGTTTTCGAAGTTGAAACGTACTGAAGTGCCGCGCGGTAGGCAATTACTTAGGGCGTCGGCGATAGGGTCTAGGTAAGCCATTAGGGTATGACGGTAGAAAGTCTGGTTTTCGTCGCTTAGGTTGCTGTAAGTGTCGCTAGTGCCGTCAACGCCTGTAAGCAATAGGCGGGCTGGAATACCAAACATACGCGCTAAGTTTTGCGTAGTAAGTGCCTGAACCTCTGTAAACATTACGTCTTTAGGGCTTGGCGTGATCGCTTCGTATTCGATCTGCGACATTACGGCTACCTGGCGTTTGTTGTGCGTTTCGTGCCATTTAGAGCGTAGGGCGTCGGCTTCGGCGGCGGTGTAGTCGCGCTGGGTCTTTAGTAGCCCGCTAGGGGTTCCCGAAGCTGTTAGCCACGAAGCGGCATAGTCGCGTAGCTCTAGGGCTGCTAGTACGTCGGCTTTACATAGCTGAATAGGGCTGAAGCCCTTTAGTTCGCCTGGCATAGCGAATAGTTTTAGGTGTTCAACTTCGTTTACTGCGTAAGTCTTTTGGTTGTAGCCGTAGGTAATGGTGCCGAAACTATCCTGTTCGACCATTACCCCAGCTGCCGGTAAAATTTGTACGCTGTTCACGCGCCCCGAAGTGTCGAAAGACTTTAGCCAATAAGCGTTACCCTGTAGCGCTAGATCGGTAACGGTCATAAAGAACATTTCGCGGCGTGTATTTACTAGCGACGGGCTATTTACGAATAGCGGGTTTTCTATGCGCTCTTCCATACCGCCGGCATAGCGGTAGGTTTCTACAGACATTTTGCTAATCGGGGTAGCGATAATTTGAATGGCGCGATAGATAGGGGTAAGACTTAGCGCGGTCTTCGCGGTTGCCGCGGTTGCGCTACGCGCGGGTACGACAACGTCTACGCTTCGTTTCTCGTAACCGAAGCGGCTTAGGGTGCGCGTAAAGACGTTAGCCATTACTTCTATAGTAGATACCCTTAGAAAATACCGCCGCTGGCTTCTGGGCGTGTCGCGGCAACGTGAACGGCGTAGATGTGCGCTAATAGTGCGTCAATGTCGCCTACTGCGTCGGCTTGGCGGATAAACCAGCGGTCGCCCGAATAGTGCGGAATACCGCGGGGCATTTGTACCGTCAGTAGCGGGTCGTTTGCGTGTTCAATTTTGCCCTGTAGGTAGAGCTGGTAAACGTTGCTATTGGCGTCGGCTAGTTCTTTACCCCATAGTGCGAATAGTACGAAACCGTTTTGTTTTAGGCGTTTCTGTAGGTTCGATAGCTGCCCGCTGTCTAAAACAATTGCGTAAGCCCCGAAGCGTTTGTATAGGTCTACTAATTCGTTGTAAAGGGTTGCTTCGTTTGGCTGAACCAATGAAGCCACGATTTCGGTTTCGATTTTGTCGCCTACCCGTTTAGCTGCGGCTATGGTTGCGTATTCCCAGCGACCCGTAACGCGAACCGATAACGTAGATCCGGTTAGGTCGGTTATGCCGTGGGCGGCGGCTTTATGGTAATTCTCTATCGGTAGCCAAGCGGCTTTCGATCCGCTTACAAATTGGTTTAGGCGGTAGCGGCGGGCTTCGTGTTCGGGAATTGCTTTTAGATCGCTTACTACGGTTTCTATTGGGATACGCCCGGCGGCTACGGCTGGGTTAGCTGCGTAGATAGCGGCGGGGTCGGTGATGTCGCAATTTTCGGGGGCTTCCCAGCAAAAGAAACCGAAGCGCTCTAGTTCGGGGTCGGTTCCCTCTATTGCCATAGCCCCCGTTTGGTAAAGTTCCTTTAGCGTTTCGCTGGTATCGTCGCCGGCTGTAGTAATGCCGACTACTAGCCCGTTCTTGCGTGAAGACGAACCTAAGACCGCTGAACCCCATAAGCCGCGGGGAATAATGTGGCATTCGTCAATAAGAAATAACGATCCTGGGATACCCTGAACCGCGCTTTCTTTAGCGGCTTTCACGTCGTAAGTTCCCGAACCGTCGGCGGTCGTAATACCGCGGTATTCCGTCGCTTTCTTGAAGTACCTAGCTAACGGCGTTTGGGTCGCTATGTGAAGTACGCGTTTGTAAATAATGCGGGCTTGATCCGCCGACGAAGCCAAGCTAACAACCGTAGCCCCTGGGTCGTGAAGTAGTAACCCATAAATACCAAGCGCGGCGGCTAGAAAGCTTTTACCGTTTTGTCTTCCAAGACTTACGGTTACCTGGCGATAGCGTAGGCGACCGGCTTTATTCGGGTCTGGGTGCGTAGCTGGGTAGCGTTCTAGTATGGCAATAAGTAGCCATTTCTGCCACGCGTCTAATTTCAAGCCGTCGGGGTTTTCGGGCGTCGTAAAGAAACGTTCAATTAGATCGACAAGTAAATAGCCGTCGCTTTCGAAGTCTTTACGAAGCGGCTTAGTATAGCGGGCGGGTAGCTGAAGCATTATTCTTATGT